AATTCACTTCTGGCTATATTACACTGATCTACATAATCACAACATTCAGAGATAGGAACTTCCTTCATCTTTACACAAGGGATTGTTGTAAATAATGTATCGGTTGCCCATAATTTCCTAAGATTAGTCTCTCGTTTGACTAACATCAATGTACATTGTCTAATCTCCGAGGCTATAACTCTGTCGGTTATGAGCGAATCTGTACTTAACAATTTATGTTCTGACCTGATCGAAGAAACTAAAACTCTGAGTGTTGCCATGATAAACTGTTTGAAATTTTAGTAAATATATATTTTTTAATTTTATAAATTAACTNCATAGATCAATTAATACTATTGTTACATCTGTAGTACTTAAAGAATCTACTAACAAACAAGGTGTAGTGATACTTTCATCCATTGTCAACTCGGCATTAAATAATCCACCTGAACAATATTGTGCTGTAAAATAAACTCCACTAGGAGCTGTTCCTGTTACATTATATGTAGCACAAAGAGGTAATGCAGTTGTAGATGTAGTTGTTGTACTACTACTTATTGTACTTGTAGTTGTAGTAGTTGGTAGATTAGTTGTCGATGAACTAGTAGTTGTAGATGTAGTAGAAGGACAGATTACATCAACACAATTATTCTGTTGACTAGAGTCTAATATAAAAGTATTTGGTACAAAATCACAACTACTAAATCCAGTTACAAGAATTTTATGATTTCCAAATGGTAAATAATACCATTTTCCTATAGTTAATGTTTCGCTATTAATAATCTCTCCATAACCTACTTGTAGACAATCACAATCGTAAGTATCTACAAAATATATGTACGCAGTACAAGAAGGATTAAATATAGTTGTTGAACTAGTAGATGTAGATGAACTAGTTGAAGTTGTAGATGTCGTAGTGGTAGTAGGTATAGATAATACTATATTATTTGTACATACTCCCATAGATATAACTGTTATACTAGTAGTTCCAATAGTAACATTATAATCTGCTCCACCTAGTAATATAACTCTCGATACTCCAGAGGCAAAAGGTGTAACTAAATCTAAATTTGAATATAGATTAAATGGACCAACATTTGCTCCTGCTACGGTTAATTGTATATAGACTGTCATACTGTTATTATTGTTACTGTATTATTATCCATCAACCATTGAATGTCTCCATCAGGTGCACCTGCATTACAGGTCATTAATGCTACTGGAACTGTTAATGTAAATACGTTACCAATAGTATTATCAAACACACTATTATCTTCAACAGTTCCTCCTAGATCAGTACAAGATGGAATATATACTATTGTTAATTGTGGACAACTTCCAAAACACTCAAATCCAATGTGAGTTGATAAATCTAATCTAATTTCTGTTATTACAGAGCATAACTTAAACGCACGATCTCCAGTATATGTAACAAGAGGAAAATTCGCAGTAAGTAATGCAACACAATCTTGAAACGCAAACGTTTCTATTCTATTTGCAATAGGTAGATAAATGTCAGTTAAAGAGTTGCATCCAGAAAATGTAAATTCCGATAACGTTGTTATTGAATCTAATCTAGCTGACGTAATACTTACACAACTATTAAAACAAGAACTTCCAAGTGATGTAACTAATGGAAAGTTAATAGTAGTTAATGATGTACAGTGATAAAAAGCGTAATCAATAATACTAGTAATTGCAGGTAAATTTGCTATTATTAAATTAGTACAATAAAAAAAGGCGTATAATCCAACTGAAGTTACACAGTTGGTAGTATCTTCAATGCCTAATAAATTATCATTTCCTGTATATGAAGGTGCATTTGCAAATAATTCCTCTTTTAAAGTTATTCCACTTCCTCCAATTAAATTAATCTCATTTCCTGTTACTACAACAGAAGTAAAGGGATTACCATTAATAGGTAAATCAAAAAACGTATTCCAATCAGAAATAGAATTTGGATCTCCAACAGGTATATTTCCTATATCATCCCATAGTAATCTTAATCCTGATAACTCTCTATTAGTAGTAGTAGTAGTGGTAGAACTACTAGAAGTAGTAGATGTAGATGTACTAGTTGTAGAAGAAGTAGAAGATGATGTAGTAGAAGTAGAAGGTATAACTGTAGTAGTAGTAGATGTACTAGTAGATTGATTATTACAACAATTAATTAATTGACATAGTAAATTATCTAATTTCTGAATAGCTATAGTAATTGTGTCACATGTATGAATCCCTGAACATGGAAGATTTGGTCCATCATAAGTTATACGAGTAGATTGTATAGGTTTTGCAACACAAAATCCACATTCATCATCGTCATCCTCATCACGTTTTGGACGCATAAATCCACCAAATAGTTTGTATTCTGTCATTCTAATTTATTTTATTTGACTTTACAATATTATCTCTCCACCATAAAGGTTGAAAGTTTGTGTAATGACACAGATTAATTACTTCTTCTTCAGTTTTAGCAATAGATATAGGAACAATGTGATCTATATGATATCCAAATCTACTAAAATCTTTTAATGTAATTCCTTCTGGACATTTTGCTAAAATATAATTTATAAAAAATTCTATAGAACATCCTAATATATCTACAGTTTTACTTTTCTTTACAAATGACTTAACTCCTCGTTTAAAAGATTTAGTAATTAAAGATCTTAATACGTTACTAAATTTAAAGAAAGAATCTTTTTCTAATCTACGTCTTATATAATTAACGTGAATTATATTTGATCTTTCTCTATTTTCTTTTTGCCATAATCTACTAGTCTGATTAAGTTTTTCTTTATTTTGTAATCTATATTCTTTTAATTCTTTCTTATGGTCATCATTCCAATCTAAAGACTTTTGATTTAATCTTTCTTTATTTTCTAGTCTCCAAATTTTATCTTTTTCAGGATTAGGTCTTTTGTATTTAGTTTCTGTAATCATCTGATTTATAGATATTTATGGGATGAACATAATGTAATAACAACCCATTCCAGGTTGAATATTATTATGAGCTGAACTTGATCCTTTAGGTCCTACTGTAGTTGTTACAATTATATTAGTAGTAGTACTAGAAGTTCTTCCTATTGTTGGACTAATAAAACTTCCTGTAGTTAGATAACGAAAATCATTAGCATCAGTAGTATCAGCTTTATAATTTGGATAGACAGTACTAGTTAATGAAGTTGCTCCTGTATCTTCACTACCAACATCTGTATTATATTGAAAATGAAAATGTGAATCATTAGTAACGACAGAAGGTGCAGTATGTATATGTGTAGGCATTTGTGATTCTGATAGTGTTATAGAATTAGTACCAGTTTTTGAAAATAATGTATAAGTAGGATTGAATCCTCCTGGTAATACTGCCGAGTCCATTGATATAAGTCCTGGAGTATTAGTACAACCAACTCCTACTCTTCCTCTTTTATCAGGAGTGCCATTAGCACCGTTACAGAGAAACACATTTAACCATGCTCCATAACCTATTCCATCAGGACCAAATCCATTAAGACCAACAGGATAGTTTGTTAGATCTCCATAGTATTCTACTACTGTAAATGGAACCATCTTAGAAGACATCAATCCTCCTACAGAAACACTATTCAGATAAGCTTGAATTATTGAATTTAATTGAGGACCTATTGTAGCATAGTTTGTATGTAACTCATTTGAAAGAGCAATTAAATTAGTATTAGTCGAACAAAGTTTATTAATTACAGCTTGTATAATAATATGTGTATCATCTGCAGGAAGTAAGTCTGTAGGAAAACAATCTACAGGAAGTGTGTAATCAGTATTTAATGCTATTAACTCATCGTTGATTGCATCTATCTGAGTTTGTAAATCACATGCTGCTCTTATTACGGCAACAAATAAATCTACAATAGTTATATCTCCACATGTAGGAAGATAGTTACTAACTATTGTACATGCTGTAGGTTGACAATAGGTTTCTGGAGGAATATCAATTTTTATTCCTGTACCATCTATTACAGATGTAAGAAATCCCATAAGAGTTTGCTCAATATATGATAGAGAGTCACCATTCTTAATACCTAAAATAGGAATATCAACTCCTGTATATTTTACACATTTATCAGAAGTAATTTCTGAGCAATTGTTGAAACAATTTGAACAATTAGACATTATTTAAATTTTAAAATTTTGACTCTCGACGCAATTTGATTTACTGAATAGTGTTCTGCATATTCAGGATTACAATACTTATATGTTAGAATTCTCTGATAATTTAAAAGATCTAACATTACCGTTCCCTCAATAGGTTGGTTAAGTGCAAATACAGTATTATTATATAGAGATTTAGATATCTCAAATATTTTGCAATTAATATCATCTAATAATTTAGGGATACTTGCACACTCTATACAATCTGTAAGTCTTGGTGTTAACATGATGATTATGGTTTACTTACTGAACCTGCAAGACACGATGGACAAAGACCATTATTTAAATGACATCCACATCCTACATCTTTTCCACAGTTACGACAACGAGCCCATGTAATATTTATTTTTACCATGATAGTTTTATTTAAAAGTTTCTACCTGTACAATTACAATTATTATTAATAAAAGTTGTA